GTTAGCGCCACCGCCAGCCGCGCGGACACGAAGGCCTGTCTGGGTCTTACCATTTGTATAGAAATAGTCAGGGAAACAGGTTGTAGGACTACCGCCCACTTCGGTAGGCATTCCACATAATCCCTCATAACTTACGCGCTTTATATACCCTTCCGTCTGAGGACATTCTGCTACTTTCTTTAAGCCTTCTATACTGTTAGGGTTAAAGGATGCTGCCATGCTTTTGGCCACATATACCTCGGTTTTGACACCGGCTTCCTGGTTTATGGTCAAACCGCGTACCCAACGCCACAAATGGCCGTAACCGGCATGAACCAATCCGAAAAATACAGGTACCTGGAAGGTTTTGTAAGGGGTACCCAGGTCGCCGCCCTCACTGGCAGGCAATGAGTAAGACACCAGTCCTGTACCGTCGCCCATTTCAAGCCCTACATTGGTTGGAACAAGGGGGTAACATCCGTTATAATCTGACCACTCCTGCCAGCCCATGGTCGTAACACCTGAACCGAATCCGCCCTGCATCAGCCCGTCGGCATCGCGTTCAGGGTTGTATGCAGCCTGAATGTTACGGTCGCCCATAATTACCGTTATAAGGATTTCAACGGCAGCACGGGCTACAAACCAGTTTGCCTCCCAACCCTCGCCACGTTTGCGGGCATAGGTACCAAAATTCGTTGTACTTATAGCAGAGGCAGGCATACCCAGCATACTTGCCTGAGGTGTGTTCGCCGCCGGTTTTTTGGGGTCGGTATCGGGACGGGCCGAACCGTTTCCACCGCGGTAGCGTTCGTCGTCACTGATTACGGAGCAGAGTTTCTGCTCCGTGCGGTCCATTACGGCGGCATCAAGCCAGGAAACACCGCCCACAGGAATAC